ATAGGTTTAGTAAGTACTTTTTTACCATAATCATTATATAGTGCATAACCTAACGGATTATTTGATTGTACGCCTGATGGTGTTCTACTATTATCATTCCACTCAGGTGATAAAGATCCCCCATCAACAAAAGAAAAGTAGTCCCACATGCTTATTGTTAGCAAGTAATAATATTCACGCATTATTAATGCACGTATATCAGGATCAGATCCTGGCCATGCACCATAACCACTTGCGTCAAACACGTTGTTTGAAATAGCCTGGGCACAAGCATTGTAAAGGTCGCTTGTTTGATTGTCTTGTGCAAATTGTGTAGGATATGCTGCTGGCAATGCATAAACAGTAAGTGTATGCAATACGTGTTCCATAACTTCCATGATTTGGCCATCTGCACTATAAGATCCTAAACTGTCATCACTTTCCCAAACAAAGTCTACGTTACCATACATGTTTCTAATAATATCTAATCCTGGATAGTAATCATTAGCATCGTCAGTTAGTATGCTAGGACTATAACTACCACTAGTATGTCCAATAAATTGTACTGTGTTACTTGCTTTCATTCCTGCTATAGCTGCTGCTTGTGCAGTGGCATCAACATCTGTTCCTGTAGGGTCTAACATCATTTCAACATGTCTTGCAACTTTTTGTATAAACGAATCTGATACTGCTGTTGCTCCGCCTTTTGCTCCCCAAGCTAGTAATTTTAATCCACGCACATCCATCTCTTTAGCAAGAGGATTATATTCTGTACTTGCTACAATTGCCTTAGACTCGTAATTAGTATTGCCGCCACAGTTTATACTATCATAGTCATTCCAATCGCCAACTGTGCCTTGATACATCTTATCTTTAGCTGCGTTAGCTATAGTCCATTCTCTTAATCCTGGAACACTCATATTAGGATTAACTTCTAATACTGTTGCAAGCATACCACACAAATTTGGGCTAGCCATACTAGTACCTGATATTTTCATTAAGTGTTGACTAGCATTTAGCGGATGAGTAACTCTAGTTGTGCCTCCTTGTACAATTTGGTTTGTCCCGCCATAATCATCTGAGCTTGCACTTATAATATTATTTCCAGCTGCGTAAATACCAATTCCAGGTCCGCATTGACTAAATTCTGATTTTTGTTCCTTGCCGCCAGTATAACTAACATCAAGACTTCCTACTATAAAAGCATCTGTGTCATATGGGCTTGACCCTCTATGATAATTTCTAGTAACTCCGGAAACTGTTACTGAATTATCCCAATCCTGATCGCCCTCATTTGCAATATAGTAATAGGCATTTCCTGCAGCAATACAAACGTGTATTCCTGCATCTAACATTTCTTGTATATCTGTATCTACACTAGATATTCTAAGATTTATTTTGCGGTTGCCGCCACTAAAAATCTTTTCTAGTATTCCTGCATTGTCTCTTAGATTTGCATCTGTTGCAAATCCTGCATTACCGTATGTCCATGATGTTCCTCTAAAAGTGCCGGCAGTGGGCGTTACGGTTGTATTGATAGAATACCCCCAACTCATATTTACAATAGTAGGACGTTTAAATCCTGTAGCAGGGTCTATTGGTTTGTTATTATGCCAGCCTTTAATTACATCAAAACAGTCTGAAGTAACAATTCCTGTGTTATCATCACCTGTACCTTCTAGTCCTCTAACTTTAAGAGAATATATATGTGCATCTTTTGCCCAACCCATTGTACGACCAGCTGCTGTGCCTGCACAATGCGTTCCGTGTCCGTGATGATCTCTGTTATGGTTTGCATTTTGTGTGCCTGATACACCGCTAGCAGTATACCAATCTATATTCTTTATACGACTAGCACCGTCAGCGTCTGTAAATTCAATATGTCCGGTGTCAACACCAGTATCTGATATTACTACGTCAACCCCTTTGCCTGTTAGATTGTAATTAAACGGTCTTGTGGAACTCGTTACTCCACTGCCCCAAACGTCTTCTTTTGAAGTAGACCTAAGCATGCCCCAGTTTAAATCGGCACTGACAATACTAGATGTTTTGCGCCATGTCCCAGGTCGCGAAGCTGCTGGTTCAATTGTGATGTCATCTCTATTTTCAGGTGGTTCTTCAATATCTAATACACGGTTATCAGCAAGTAACTCTGTTACTTCTTCCGGTGATAACATGTAGTGTGTGTTACGTTGTGATAACGGTCTAGAGTTAGCTACATCAACAAGTCTGTCTGTGACAAGTCCACGTCCAATGCCTGCTTGCATTTCATCATCAAACGCTGCATAATCTACACCACGTTTAAGACTTACAATATATTCTTTTTCAGCCATAGTGTATTTTAATCCTAAGAAATAACGTTAATAGTATTGCCCATGTTACTGTGGGCAGTACACTGATAATATATAGAAGATGGAGCTGTCATTGGAACTGTCCATTTAATAGTGCCGCTTGCTGCTCCGTTATTAGTAACACCTGTATTATAAGCGCCACCACCGTTGCTTGTCCTTAATTGGAATGGATGACTGCCACCTGAGTTATTAACAAAGTTATAAGTTTGCCCACGTGTTACATATAGTACTGGATCATTTTCAGCTGTCGGAAAGAATTTTGAATCTGCTGCAAATACATAATCATTAGACCCATTGGATGTCATAGTAAACGTATTTTCTGGTGCTGCTGTTAAGTAGCCCGCACCATTAGTTAATTGGTTATTGTTCGTTGGAACATCATCACTAATTGTTAATGACTTCCATGCACTTCCTATTCTTACTTGATATTTCATCAGTGTTGAGTTGTAGATAATATCGCCAGTTGCTGCTGTTAGTGCGTTACGTTGCGTTGTAGTTACAGTATATAATCTAAGAGCACTACTGCCAACAATAACTGCACCGCCTGCATTTAATTCAATATTAGTAGCTGATGTAATTTTTGGACTACCAACTGCTGAACTAACAAACTTATTAGCAGTAATAGTATTGTTAACTACAAGATCGTTTTGTACAGTTACGTCACTTTCAAATGTTATTGCAGGAGTTAATGTTATTCCACTACTATCGTCAGTATCTATATTACTTGAAGCAAATGTAAAGTTACCAATTGATCCACCGCCACCAGCTGCCGCAGGAGCCCAACGTGTATTACTTTGGTCCCAAGTAAGTACTTGTCCGTTTGTTGGTGTTGCAGTGTGTACATCTGAATGTGAACTTAATTGTCCGGTACTTGTTAAGTATCCATTAGATCCATGATCGCCCCAAGTAACAGCCGTATCCCACTGACCAACTTTTGTGTCAGTAATAGTATTTGTGCCCATGTCAATGGTGTTACCATTAGCATCTAGTGTTCCGCCAAGTTGTGGACTAGTATCATTAACAATATTAATTGCTGTTAAATTTGCAGGGCTAAGTGTAATAACACCTGTTGCGTTGTTGTATGCAATACTGCCGCCACCACTTGCACCACCAAGTTGTACTGATATGTCAGTTAGTGCTGCCTTAGCTGTAATTTGTGTTTGTGCGTCTGATGTTAATCCGCCAATGTATTGAAACTCTGTACTTGTTACTGTACCGTCTGCAATCTTAGTTGCATCAATGCCTGCTGCAGCTTTAATACTAGCGTTAGCAAGGTTAGTTATGCTGTTGCCTGTACCGTCTTGATCGAATGTTTTGTTTGTAAGTGTAGCTGTAGCTGTACCAAGAGTTGCCGCTGTAATTGCATCAGTAATGCCATAACCAGATAGCGTAGTAGGTGTGCCTGTAAAGTTGCCCCATGCTAAGAAGTATGGACTATCCTGTCCATCTAGTGTATCAGCGTCCGTGCCTGCGCCGCCTGAAGTAATATCAGTACCTGGTGCCCATTGTGAGCCATCCCATTTAAGAACTTGCCCAGCTGTAGGTGTATTACCACTTACGTTTGCTAAGTCTGCTAATGTGTTATTAGTAAAAAGAAGCTTTGCATTAACACCGTCAACTAGTAGCGAACTGTCATCTGCAAATACACTACCTGTTAAGTCACCGTCATATATACCATTGTCTGCGTATCCTGGCTCAAATCTACTGTTACCAGTACTATAAACTAGTGTTTGTCCATCTGAAACACCAGTAGTATATACGTCAGCTAAGTCTGAAACATTCTTTCCAGCAAATGCTGTATTAAAATCACCTGCACTAAATGCCGCGCCTGGAACAAAATTAGTTCCATTCCAAATAATTGTTTGTCCAGTAGTTGGCGCAGCTGTCGTAGTATCAACATCACTAAGTGCATCGATACTATGATTAGAAATTCCACTAACTGTACCAGTTAAATCTCCGTATAGCATTCCGCTGACGCCGTCAATTATTACTGTTGAGTCGTCTCCGTATACGCTACCAATATGTTCACCAATTAGTATTCCGTTTAGAGTACCGTTGAACGTTGCCGCAGTTACGTTTCCACTAGCATTGATATTTTGAAAATAGCCTGTGCCAAAGCGTTTTGAAGTAGTACCAATTGCTCCTGTGTTAGCAGTTGGCGGTTCGATAGTTGAGGTTAATTCTGTAGTACCTAGTTGTACTTTTGTTCCTGCTGTAATTGAACCAGTTGTTGGATAATGTATATTACCGACAAGTGTGCCAGTAGTTCCGTCAACAAGCATAGTCGAATCATTAGCAAACACACTACCTGTAATATCAGCAGTAAGTGTTCCGCCACCTCCAAAGAAGTTTTGTATTTGAACGTTAGTGCCTGATACTGTTTGAAATCCAGAATCGTTAGTAAATTCTGATACGTTTGTTGGAGTTCCTATTAATGCAGTGTATGGAATTTTACCAGTAGTAGCATCAAAGACTAATGTATTATTATAATCTCGTAGGTTACTATATACGTTATTAGCATGTAATTCTGCAAACTTTAAAGATGTTGATCCAAGTGTTGATGTATTAGTTACTGTTGGTAACACATTTCCAACAAGATTAATATTAGATACTCCAATAGTACCAAACGCACTTAACGCTTTAAATTCAAGTGCATTACCTGCAGCATTTACTGCAACAAACGAATTTGCTGATGCTGTGTAATTTGCTGGTGTATCAGCTAATCCTATAAAACTCTGTGCAACTACTCTGTCGCCGTTAACAGTTAGCACCGCGGCTTCAATAGTACCCAACGCTGTAATGTTTTGTACACCTACAATACTGTTGTCAGCAAGATTAAGATTATCTCCAGTTTGGAGTTCTTTGATCTTATTAGCGTCTGCTGTATCGATTATTAGTGGATATCTATTTGCCATTGTTGTCTACATCCTGTTTAATATATTTATCGGAATTCATTATAGGCCTGCAATCGTTGTCTTAAATGCTGCAAAGTCTGCACTTGATGCTACATGTGTTTTCAAATCTGCTAAACTAATATACCCTGGTATATTTCCGTTAACAGCATCAACTAATAATGTACTATCATCAGCAAACACACTACCAACTATATCACCACCTACGACAGCCTTGTTGTCCACTAACAAGTTGCCACTAGCACTTACACTTAATCTTGTACCATTTAAGTAAAGAAAGTTTTTAGCGTATATACTAGCCCATTGTTTTGATGCACTACCTAAGTTCAAAGTGCCATCAGTTGACGGTAAAAGCTCTGCTCCTATATTTGAAATATCAAGTGCGGTTCCAGCATACACTTCAACGAAGTTTGCATTAATTTTTGTAAAGGCAGTACGTAACGGATCACCATTACCTTTGTTTGCACTTGTGCCAATATTAACTGTTTGTCTTGCCATAACCTAGGTTTCCTTTGTCAACTTGTATTCTTATTTTTCCAGCAGTAACAATTACTTCTCGCTTTTGCTCTGTATTTTTTAAATCAGTAGCTCTAATAGTAGCATCATCAGATGCTACCAGCGTATCAATATATTGTTTACTCAATAAGTTTTGATGATTCTCTTGATCGCTCATTAGTTTTTACCTACTACTATTTCTACTGTGCCACGTTCTTGTGTTGTTTTAGTACCAACAGCTTTACCAAGTACAGTGCCAACAGCTGGAGTATTATTAACAACTGCATATCCTGGAATTGCACTAGCTACTAACATGTCACCTTTGTTAACCATGCCAATTACTTTACAAGGAACACGCCCTTGTAGTCCAAGTGCTGTAATATTTTCACCTTCTAAACCTGAGTTCATTAAGTGTGCTGGATTAGTAGATACAATGCCTGCAACTCTATGATCACCTTTGACTGTAGTTGTTGTTAATTCTGCATCACCACCAAATATCAATACAGTACCTGCTTCGTACTCTCCGTCGGCTAAGTAATTCTCCGCCAAATCCGCATAGTAAGCTTCAGTAGCTGTACCGTAGAACGTAGTTGCATGCACTTCAGCATATTTAAAAGTACTGTTACCAATCTTATATGTATTTGTAACATCTGGTGCTGCGCCAGCACTAGTAAAGATAAACGGTACAACACTTGAAGTTGTAGCACTATCAGCAGTAACGATACCAATTTGTCCTGCTGCTGTTTTACCAGTATTAGCACCAATTGCTATACCTGTACTTGCAGCAGTCTTTTCGCCTGGAGCTTCTAAGAAACTTGTGTACATCCAGTCAACAGCTAGTACAGCTTCGCCATTAAAGTTTGAAGCATCTTGTAGTGTACTTTCTGCAACTCCAGCAGCACCAATATTAACACTACCTGCAATTAGTACATCTGGGTTACCATTTGCACTAACACCTGTAGTACCTGTAGATCTTAGTATTTCACCTTGTGCAGGTGTTTTCATAATGACTGTTGTAGAGTCTAGTGATAGTATTTGGTAAGTTGGGTCACCACCAAGTATTAATGCGTTAACTTGAACACTACCATCTGCGTCTGTTTTAACAATACTATTAACTTCACCAGTCTTAGTAACATTACTTACAGCATAAGCACCAGCACCTGTTTTAATAACAGCTTCGCCTGGATCTGATCCTACAGCAATTATTGAGTTTAAGTCAGCATCACCAATACCGCCACCTTCTGATACAACTGTTGCAAATGATACTTCATCAATATCATTATCACTACTATCACCGCTCCAGTTACCTAATACAGTTCCATCGCTAACACGTTTGATTTTCTTAAGATCAAGTTGTCCGTCTGCTATCTGCACCCAGCCGTTAGTTAATGTAAATGTATCACTATCAAAAGAAGCAACACCTAAGTCTGATTGGTCAATGTTAACAGCATTAACTCTGCTAGTTGCATCATTAAGTGCTAATTTACTTTGTGAAATAGCTGCTGAACCACTTATATCTGCATTTGATATTGTGCCTACTTTAATCGACATATCTAATTCAACATGTCTAGCAGTAACAACTCCGCCAACTACTGTTGTGTTTCTAGTTGTAGTAAGTGTTAAATCACTACCTGAAGATATAATACCGTTAGCCCAAACATCAATTGGACCTTTAGCTAACGTACCTGATGCTCCACCTACAACACTAATTACGTCTTGTGTTTCGCCGCCGCCTGCAGGTATTCCATCTGTAAATGTTCCACTCACTGGAGTGTAAGTAACTTCAATAACGTTACCTTCAATTCCTGTGGTTGTTAACAAATCAATGATAGTACCTGTTGCACCACTTTGGTTGCCGGAAATAGTTTGTCCAGCTACAAATGGTCCACTTACAATCGAGCCTGCTGTAATAATAAGTTTCTTTTCACCTGTAGAAACATATAAGTTGTTAGCAGTATATCCGTTGTACTCAGAACTTCTTATGTCCTGAACACTAATAGATCCACTAATTCCATCAACATATGATTTCGTTGCCGCATCACTATCTTGTGCTGGGGCTTTTAGGTTAGTAATAGTATTACTTGCAGCATTTAAGTCGCCTGTCATTGGCACAACACCGTTTGGTGCAAGTACTCCAGGTCCTAATTTGTTAGCAACTGCTGTGCCGTTAACATCATATCCCAATCGTCTGTTTACATAACCACGTACAGCACTTTCTGTTGGTACTGTATCTGAAGCATTGTCAGTCATTGCTGTGTCTGTACTAAATTCAGTAATAACAACACCACGCTTAAAGCCTAGTCCGTCTACGTCACTAAGTGCAATACTTGCACTAAATGTAACTGTACCAGTACCTTGGTCTACACTAAAGAATTTACCAACTCTAAAGACACCGTTTTGATCTGTACTTACAAAGAATACTCTACCTTTGTTCTTTTCAATAACTTCTTGCGATTCGTCTTTTTCAGCTGGTGGACCAAAGATAAAGTTTGGATAGTTACTTGCGTTAAATCCGCCTGTACCAATGTCTAAGAAGTCGTGTCCTGTTGCTCGACATGTACTAATATTAACTGTAACGTCACCAGTTGATCCTGCTTGTAGACCACATCGTATTGTAGTAGTTAAACTAGCTGACAACACAACCGAGCCATGTATACCAACTGCGTTAGTAGCGTTAATTGTTTCGCCTACTTCAGCAATATCAACAATTGCATAAACATCATCTGAATCAGATGGTTGTATTGCCGCTGCTCCTGATACTCCTCTGTAGTTAAACACATAATGCTTCTTGCCCTTCCAAGTAAATATTGGAGCTTCAGAAAGCGTTGATGATGTCCAGCCTACAGGACGGAATCCCTCAGGTGTTCTTGCGTTGTTGTTAAGTCTAAATTTTTCATTTTCATCACAAACTGCTTGAAGTGCTAAAACAATATCGCCAGCAGTATTACCTTTTGTAGTACCAGTGCTGCTGTGTATTGTTTCGTTTGCTCTAGTATTATCGATAGTTAATCTAACATAATCATAACTACTTTCAAATCCTGCTTGAATACTATTTGAAGGTAGTGCAGTACCTAAACTGTTACTAGTTAAGAACGAAATTGTTCTATAAAATTGTCCTGGGTTTTCATTAAACAGTAATGCAGTACTTGGACGAATAGTTAACAAGTCTGGTTGTGCAAGATCGTTAAAGATATGCGTTTCATTACGTCTATAGTTAACCAAGTCATTATGCGATGGCGCAGCTTTAATACCTGTTTGTGCATATTGTGCAGAGGATGTTGAGAAGTTTAATTTATAAACTGCACCGCTATATGTTGGTGTTTCATCTGTAGTAGTAAGTGCTGTACCTGTAATAGTTGCTGTTGCAACAACTCCGGCAGTAACACTAGCAACAACAATAGTTGCATTGTTAGCAGGTGTTGCGCCACCTAAGTTTGCACCCGGTACTACAAACTGATCGCCTACTGTATAAGTAGTTCCTGCTGTAACAACAGAGACTGTGTAGCCATCAGTTTTAGTTTTAAATACATTAAATCTTACACCAGTAGCAGCACCATCAGCTATTGTAGGTGTTGCCGCAATCGGTGGAGTTCCTGTATGTCCAATGCCAACATATCTACCCAAGTGTGGAGTAGCTAGTTCAACGTTTGAAACTTCGTATCTACCATTTGCCGGAGTAGGTGATGCATTGCTATGGAAGATATCAAATTCTGATCTATTAGACGGAATATCTTTTAAATCATATACGTACATATATGCTGTGGTTGCAGCATTTGTATAACCTGTTGCATCTACTGTTAGCGGAACACTTGCTGCTCCAAGAGAACCTGTTGTACTACCTGTAATAGTGTTTGTTGTATCAAACGATCCGCTATATGTTTTTAAGTATATAGTATGACTACCGTTTACACCTGTTGATATTACTACTGTGCCTACTGCTCCGGAACTTGCTTGAGTATATGTCTCGCCTGCTACTGCAACTACAGGTCCTGTAGTTTGCAAAATAACTGCTGATTCAAATACCTTACCTGGCATTACCATATCTTCTGCTAGTGATATAGCATCTGGAATTTCGTTTGGATCACTACCTTCAGCTACTAGACCAAACTCACCATAACAACTAGATCCAGTTAATGATCTAATCTGTGAACCGTTCTTGGAATAGTAACTTGCCCAACAGTAGTATGTGAACATAGATACCATTTCTGATAATGCGCCGTTAACTGCAACTAGTCCATAACCTAAGTCATTAATCTGTGTAAAGTCATTACCCAACATACTTCTGTTACCAGCAGTTTGTAGAGTAATGTCAATTGGTGATGCAACACTTTGTACAGTCTTTCTAGTAATAAGTGCTTTGTTGGTTTCTATCTGTGCTTTTGCATTTTGTATTGCAGATGTTACCCAAGTAACGTCTGGCTTAACTATAACTGGAACACTGTTCATGTTTGACGCACTAATAACATTAATTGGAATGTCAAGCAATATAACTAACTGTGCAGCCGCTGCTGCATCAGCTGTAACACCTGCTGTTATTTGATTAGATGCGTTACCTGATGTCTTTGTAAAGCTAACACCATTAACAATATTTGATAGCAAGCCTTTAATATGATTCATTGCATTTACTGTAGGAGTAATTTCTCCAGCAGCTAGCACTGGAACACCATCATCAATATATGAACGGGCCGCAGTTCTTGATGCAGTGTTACCACCGTAGTTAATATCATATGATATTGCATCAATTAAAAATCTTACATCTCTAGCACATTTAACTTGATCGTATCCTGCTGACGGACTGTTTAAGTTAATCCATGCTACTGCTTCTGCGCCTAAGAATACTTTGTTTTCTTGTAGCTTTGTACGTGCTTCAACAGCCTTTGTATATGGCAATGAGCCTGGAGTTGTAAATACAAGAGCGTTAGCAGCAGTTTCAGTACCTAATACGCCATTATCAATAATATCAATAATTTCATCAAATGCTGCATTTGATCTTGATAATGCTGTTGCTTCAGCCGCTAATAAACTTAGTGCCGCTGTAGTTGTTTTCGTAACTCCAATAGCTGCTATTGTTTGTGCTTTTTGATTTGACTGTAAGTAAGTACTAACAATATTACGTTGGTACGCTAGGCCTGCTGTTACAGCATTGTAATTTGTTCCTAGTGCAGCATCAAATGCTACTGCATCTAAAATATAGCCTGTATCTCTTTCACATTTAGCAACATCATATTGGAATGTGCCAACTTGCGTTAAGTTATAACCTGTAATTAGATCACTTGTAGTACCAGTAAAACCTACAGTACTGTTAGAACTTCTGTCTAGAACAATTTGTGCTGTACCTAACGACTTATCATAATTTGTTAGTGCGTTAACCTGGAAACGTCTGCCATCAATATAAAATGCACAAGGTGTCTGTGGACGTCTTACAAATAACCCTTGCGGTTCTGCTTGGCTACCTAAACTTTTAATTGTAAGTCTAAACGGATCGTTATCAACCCTGCCAGTAACTTGAATTGCTGAGTTACCAACAAATGCGTCAGTGTATAGTCCGCCTCTAAATGCTTGCTTGTTTAATGACTGTGAAAAACTAGCACCGTTTTGAATATAAGGAGACTTAGTAAGTACTTGTCCGTCTGGATCAAGTACACCCATAAATCCACCATGTCCTTGTACAGACATATTACGCAAAATTGTAGCATCGTTAAGAAGGAACACATCTTGTTCTTTGTTTCTCAACGGTGGGTTATAAGATGCATTGAATGCAAAGTTTATTGAGTTTATAAAGTTTTGTACAGTAGTGTCAATAGTATCAACTTCTGTCCAGTAAGTTGAAACCTCACCAGCATTAAACGCTGCACCAGATGTATGCTCTACTTTTGGTGTATAATATCTTACAGTGCCTGCTGTTGTAAATTTTACAACATCTTGCAACCTGTATAAGTTACCAGTTGTCCATGTTGCTGGAGCCGAGTCGCCGTTAGTTAAATCCTGTGCGTATACTCTATCACTAGCATCACCACCTGATTGATTATAAAGTGTTACTGGAACAAGTCCCTGTAGCAATTTATTTGCCATAGTGTAAACATGTGATATACCAGCTACCCATTCATCATGATATTGTGCTGGTAATGAAGCTTCCGTTTTGCCTTCCCAATAAAGGTCGCCCTGTACTTCTAATACGTTTTCGTTGCCGTTGCGTCTAAGGTCTTTAACTATAGCATCAACTACATCGCCTACCCAGCCAAACCATTTTGCTCTTGCATAAATTGCGCCTGCTGGTAATCCTGTATAAGTTGTTTCAACATAGTTAACAACCTGTTCCTGAATGAATTCTTTGTTGTCAATGAATGTAAGTGCAGAAGTTTCCCATTTACCAATGTTAGTATAACCAGCACCAATATTCTTTAAGCTTCCTGGCTTTTCTAAGTAATGATAACCAAAGTATCCGTCAAACGTTCCAGTAAGTGGGTTTTTATAAACATCACCGTTTAGGATAGTGTCAACTTCAAGTACAATAGAAGGTGCACCACCGCCGCCTAATAATGCGTCAGCAATAGTAATAGTTTCTGTCTTTTGGAAGTTTTTACCTTTTACAGTAGCAGTAGCTACAGAAATTGAGCCGTTTGCATCAATTGTTACAGATATTGTTGCACCGGATCCATATCTACTAGTTACCATATTACTATCGCCAGTGATAGTATATGTTCCTGCTGTTCTTGATGCATTAATTTGTGAACTAAACTTTAGTGTGTTAATTTCACTAACACCAACTACTAAGCCATCAAACTCTGCATCTCTATAAAAGTATGTGTCTGCATAACGTGATTGTGATACACGGTTCTTAGGACGTATAATAACTCTACGTTGCTCATCACCTCTTACAGATACGTTAGTTGGTACTTTGATCGGAAGGTCTTCATCGTAAATTCCGGATTCAACTACAATAACACATTGAGTCTGATTTTGTACGTTACCATATTCTAATTCTTCACCAGGTATAAATTCAATTGGCTTAAGAAGTTGTAATTCAATTTCGTCAGTAGTTGCAACACTTACAGCCCTTGATCCTGATTCATGTTTGTAGTCTACCATTAGTCCAATAGCACCTGATTCTTTACCTCTGATAATTTTACCAGGAATAATATCTGTGTTAGTTGGGTTAGCTTGGTCTAAGTAACCATAGTTACCATTGTTTGCATTAATTTTATAGTTAGTAGTACCGTCAACAATAGCAGGAGCATTTAATGCGCCATCTGAAATAACAGATAATACAACTGCAAACTTTGCATCAATTGCATCATCAGCAAGTGCATCTGGTGTAATAGCTGCATTAATAAACTGCGGTACTTGTGATTGATATGTTGTAGGTACTGCTGTATTTGTTAAGATGTAGTTTTTAACAATAGTTTTAGCATACGTAATACCTGCTATTGTTTCAGCTCTTTGAACACCAATTGCTTTCTGAGCACTTACATTTGAGTAATATCTAAGGCCAGCGTAACGTGATAGATAGTTTGCGTTATTACCTAGCAATGAGTCTAACACTACAGAATCAAGAATTAATCCAACATCTCTTTCGCATGTTTCTTCATTATACGTTCCAACATAATTTGGATATGTTGCGTTAAGATATGATGTAACTTCTTTCTGAATAAATTCTCTGTTGTTTTGTATCAGCGTTCTAGCATTTGTTCTACCGCTAATTGGAGAAGTAATACCTGCTGTTTTTACTGTTGATTGACTAGCACCTGTGTTAAATGTCAGTCCTTGCATATAGGGACCTGGTTCAGGTGTTGATGAAATAATTAGTTCTTCAGCTTTTCGTGCAGCCGCATTAACTGTTTTGTATGCATATCCTGTTGCACGGCCTTCTTTACCATATGGTGTATATGTTTGTCTGTCATCGCCAGTGGTGCTTACATAAATGTTTACGTCACTAGTTCTTGCTACACTGTCAACATATAATTTAGATACTGCTTGTAAATCATCTACACCATTTGGAAGACCTTTACCTGCCAAATCACCTGGGTGATCAAATAGTTGCAAAGCACCAGTCATTGTGTCGCCTTGTCGGCGTACCATTGACTTTCTAGGAACTGCTACGTTGTCTAACCAGTTACCTGTTAGCGTACTATCATATGCCGCATCTGTAATACTAAATGTACCAGAACCGCCTGTGAGTAATAGTCTGCCCGAATTATTAACTGCGGCAACTGAAGTTGGGTGCAAGCTAATAGTGTTTATATCTAAAATTCTAAGATAGTACGTTGTTCCAGTAACTACGTTACTTGGATCTGTGCCTGTTGAATTCCATACAAATGCAGCACCTGTATAAGAACCTGCTAGACCGTGTGCTGTAATAGTTAAATTACCTAAGCTTAAAGATCCTACAGTTAGTGTATATTGTGATATTGTTGCAGGTTCGTCACCTAGTCTTAATCCGCCACCAGCTACGTCTTTTTGCTGATAATTACTGTCAGCATATGCTTTGTTAATAACAAGATCTGATATTGTATATGAAGTACTGTGTACAGAGTTAAATGTATCGATAGCCGCTTGTGAAACAGCAATGTTAGCAATTGGCTGTGTTGCAGCGTCTAACGGTCCACCTAGTGTTGGAACCGGGTCATTTGATACTTTTGATACTAGCTGTTTAATAACTAGTTTACCGTCTACTGAATAATCAAATCCAATTGTATCAATAGTGCCGTCTACTGCATTGTTAGATGCTAGACTTAATAAGTTAATACCACTACCGTCACTTTTAACAGCTGGAATTTTATTTTCATTACCTTGATATGTACTTGGAGTATCACTTAAATCTGTAAAAGATATTTGGCCGCCGATGCCAAACACAGCATATAGTTCTAAGAAGTTTTCGTTTACTTTACGAAACGATTCTCTAATACTATCGCCGGTGCCATCATTGCCTTCTACACCAATATCAATATTTTGCTTTGCCATTCTCTAAATGCTCCGTTATACTGCTGTAGCCAGCGAGTTGTCTAATTTATCCATATCAAAGTTAATGCTAACTCCGCAACCACAAGAGGAACTTGTGTTTGGATTGTTAATTTCAAAGTTTGATCCTACAATAGACTTTACATAGTCTACTTCAGTTCCCGCTAAAAACATAATGCTATGTGCGCCAATAACAAAATTACCACTGCCTGAACTAATTGTAATATCCATAGCCGCAACATCTTCTTTTGATGCAATAGTGTCCCATGCATATGAAAATCCAGCACAGCCGCCACCGTCTAGGTTTAAACTAATAGCGTAGGCATTGTTTTCTTCGCAGATATCGTTAATCTGTTGTTTAGCTTTGTCAGTTAGTGTGCAGATTGTCATGTTATTTTCCTATATCTCATATGTATTTATCGAACTGTTTTATAATCTTTATGTTAAATATAGTTATGTTCTTAAAAGAGTTTTCTATTCAAACCAGGCATGTTCGTAAAAGCAAAACGGGCAAGGAACATGCCTATACTCGCCAACGTACCTTTGTGTGTTTACGGTGTGATAATTGTGATGCAGAGTTTGAACGTGCTAGAGGTAGTATGGATCCTAAGCGTCTAAGCAATAACTACTTTCACGTATGTAGTAACTGTGATAGTAAGGTATTTGCTCAAAAGAAAGGCGTAGAACGTAAACAAGTTTGGAACATGAGTGCTAGTAGCTCTACGCCTATCGGTAAGTTATAGTTTAAAGTCACCGATGTGCTTGATCTCGTTAAATGCTTCGTGTCCTTCAAAATACATCTGTATCATTACATATATTGCTATATTGACAAAGATAAGAATTCCATACATTACGTAACCTTGCATAATCATCGTCTAAACAGTGTTTCTGCTCTACAAACGTCCGCACTCCTACAGTTTCTAATATTTTGCTCCCAGACCATT